TGATCCAAACCATTCCGGAACAGAAGCTAGCATTTCTGCTACGGTTGGTGCTGGTGGAACACTTGGATTTGTAATCAATAGTGGTGGATCTGGATATGTTGAACCATATATTGATATTCCTCAACCAGTCTATGAGAACATGTCAGTAACTGGCGTATCTAGACTTGGTGCCGGATCAACAACAGATACTGGAAGTAATCTTCTCCTTAATGTCAAGATTGGATCGGCTTCTACAAACGTTGGTATTGGATCAACTTTATTTGTAGTTGAGTCATTTGAAGTTGCACGTCCTGGACATTCCTTCCGTGTTGGCGATGTAATGAAAGTTGTTGGTCTTGTCACTGCCAAAGACTTTGCACAACCAATATCCGAGTTCCAACTTGAAGTTGTTGAGACATTTAATGACTTCTTCTCATCATGGTCATTTGGTGAGATGGATTATATTGATAGTACAAGATTACTGCAAAATGGATCTAGAACCAGATTCCCACTTTATTATAATGGACAACTGTTAAGTTTTGAAATTGATCCCAATGCTCCACTTTCTGGTGCTATTGATCTTGACGCAGTTCTTGTTATCTTTGTCAATGGCGTCTTACAACAACCAGGTGTTGCATATCAGTTCAATGGCGGAACATCATTCATCTTTACAGAACCACCAAAATCATCTGACAAGGTAGATATTTTCTTCTATCTCGGACAAGATGGTGTTGATGTTACTTTGATTGATGTAAATGAAACCATCAAAGTTGGTGATGATGTATTTGTCAAGAAGCATCCATTATATTCAACCACACAAAATCAACTCCGCGATAGAACTATTGTAGATCTCTTGGGATCTGATTCTGTCGAAACAGATATCTATGTTGGAACTGGAATCAATGAAACCACTTTCAAACCATTTGATTGGATTAAGCAGAAGACTGACAAATATATTAAGGGTGATATCGTCTACAAGACGAGAGACATTCTTGAACCACAGATATTCCCAACTGCAAAGATTATTGGTGATCTCAACATCGGATCCACCGAAATATTTGTCGATAATGCACAATTCTTCAACTATGAAGAAGATAATTATGGCATCACAATAAACAGTGTTGATGGATTTATTGTCCAAGGAACAGATCCAGTTTCTGCTGCGTTCACTGCAACAGTTTCTGCTGCTGGAACCATAAGTGCCATTACAATCACAAATGCAGGTCTTGGATATTCGACAGCATCGGTAGATGTAAAGATTGCAGCACCTTCTCACATTGGAGTTGGTATTGGATCAACTGCTATCGCCACTGCAACTGTTGCAGGAGGATCTGTTACTTCGATTAACATTATAAATCCTGGTCTTGGTTATTCGACAGCAAATCCACCACAAGTTATCACTGAAGTTCCTAAGGTAACCAAGGAAACAATTACAACCATCCAAAATGTTCAAGGATTCTCAGGAATTATCACTGGAATTAGCACAACAACTGGAACTAATGGACATCCTCTTGCATTGAAGATCAATTTCAGATCCAATTCTTCTGACGCAAATGATCTCCAAGCGGGATATCCACTACTTGTTTACAATACCACTGTTGGTACTGGTGTAACATCCGTAGGAACAGAAGATTCTTCGGTTATTGGAATTGGAACAAACTTCCTTGATAATGTTTATATTGTTGGTTCTAAGACAAACTTCGGACCTAATGCAGAGATAGTTTGTAATGTTCATACAAACAGTGCTGTTATCGGCATTGAAACTTCTGGATCAACCACACTTCCACTAGGAAATATTTCTTGGGGTAGACTATATAATTACGATGTGAGAACAAGTCCAGTTTCTATTGGAGTTACTGGATTGACAGTTGATTCTGGATTATCAACATACCCAACTATCCAAAGAAGAACATTTGGATTAAGAAACAGTGGAGCGATTAGAAAACTTTCTAACATATAACCTATAAATACATAAAAAAGATAAAAATGTCAGCGATTGTTACTGATCAGTTTAGAATTCTGAATGCCAGTAATTTTGTAGAGTCAGTTGAATCTTCTTCCAACTCTTATTACGTTACTGTAAGTCTTTCTAATCCAACTGCCATTGGTTTTGGAAGATCTACTACTTGGAATACAAATCCCCCAGCACCTGTTGATAACTTTGCTTACAACACACATTCGGGGGATGTTGTTCTGTATGGGAAAAAGATAACCTCAGCAAATATTAGAAGACTTGTCAGAAGAATAGACTGGGCAGCAGGAAATAGATATGAGATGTATAGGGATGATTATAGCATCCTTAACCCATCACCACTTACGAATGCATCAAGATTATATGATGCAAATTATTATGTGATGAACTCTGATTACAGGGTTTACATTTGCATCGAAAATGGTTCGAATGGTGATAATGTAAAGGGCAATGTCTCTCAGGACGAACCAACTTTTACAGACCTTGAACCATCAAGGGCAGGGGATAGTGGAGATGGATATATTTGGAAGTATTTGTTTACGATATCGCCAAGTGACATCATCAAGTTTGATTCCACAGAATATATTACTGTTCCAAATTCATGGGCGACTTCAACAGATTCTCAGATAAGAGCAGTAAGAGAATCTGCAGATTCATCTGTCAATGAAAATCAAATCAAAACAGTTTATATTGAAAAGTCTGGTGCAAACTATGCAAACGGACTTGGACAAGAACTGAATATTCTTGGTGATGGATCTGGTGGAAAAGTTAGAGTTGATGTTGAAGGTGGTGAAGTAACAAATACTGTTGTTACTTCTGGTGGAAAAGATTATAGTTATGGTCTTGTTGATTTGGGTCCAATAAACACAAATACAACTGGAACTAGTGCAAAACTTATTCCAGTTATCCCACCATCAAAAGGTCATGGATATGATATCTACACCGAATTGGGTGCAGATAAAGTTCTAGTTTACGCAAGATTTGACGATTCTACAAAAGATTTCCCAATCGATACTAGTTTTGCTCAGGTCGGAATCGTAAAGAATCCAACATCTCTTGGATCGGATACGGTTTATAGTGATAATACATTCACAGGACTATTTTCACTCAAATTCTCAACAATCACAGGAACTCCTACTGTTGGTGAAAAGATTGAGCAGTCTGTCGATAGTGGCACTGGTAGAGCATATGGTTATGTTGCTTCTTGGGATAGTGAAACAAAAGTTCTGAAGTATTTTAGAGATAGATCTCTCTATTACAATCAAACAACACTTGATCAGCAGGATTACGTTGGAATATCAACCAACGGAAAGGTATACACCTTCGAATCCTCATCAAATCAAATTAGTGGACAATCCTCTGGATTTGTTGCATCAATTGATACTGGGTTTGCAGGAATTACTACAAACCCAACTGGAACGAAGTTAATTAACCTTGGTGTTAACTTCACAAGTGGTTTGGCAAATCCTGAAATAAATAAAGGATCAGGGGATTTAATTTATCTTGATAACAGACCTAGCATTGCTAGAAATCTACGCCAAAAAGAAGACATCAAAGTTATACTGGAATTTTAAACAATGCCACAAAAGACGAACCTCAATGTAAGTCCTTATTATGATGATTTTGATAAGGACGATAACTTTTACAGAGTTCTTTTCAAACCTGGACATCCTGTTCAGGCAAGAGAGTTAACGGGTCTTCAATCAATCTTACAAAATCAGATAGAATCTTTTGGAAGTCACATCTTCAAAGAAGGTTCTATGGTAATCCCTGGTGGGGTTACATGTGATAACACTTTTACTACTGTAAAAGTAAATCCAGACCACCTTGGCATTGATATTACAGTTTATCTTGATGCGATTGTTGGTGCAAATAATGGCAAAGGTGCAAAGGTTCGTGGTCAAAGTTCAGGTATTGTAGGTACATTAAAGGGATATTTACTGCCACCAGAAGAGGGTGTAGAAGAAATAACTTTGTTTGTTAAGTACCGTGATGGTGCAGATGATGGAGAGTCTGTTGAATTTTCAGATGGTGAGATATTAATATTAGAAGAAAACGTCACTTATGGCAATACCACTTTAAATAGTGGAGATACTGTACTAAATGTATTTTCTGTAAATGCAACTGCAACAGGTTATGCAGTTGGTGTTGCACAAGGTGTTTACTTCATTAGAGGTGTATTTGTAGATGTTCCGACATCACAAATTGTTCTTGACCCTTATGATGTCAATCCTTCATATAGAGTTGGATTTGACATTGTAGAGGAGATTGTAAATTCTGATGAAGATCCATCACTCAATGATAATGCAAAAGGATTTACAAACTATGCTGCACCAGGTGCAGATAGATTAAAAATTAGTGTTAAGTTAGCAAAGAAACAACTTACAGACTTTGAAGATACAAATTTTGTAGAGCTTGTTAAGATTGATCAGGGAGAGATCAAAAAATTACAAGATAAAACAGAATATAGTATAATTAAAGATTATTTTGCTAAGAGAACTTTTGAGGAGTCTGGAAACTACGCTATTGACCCATTTAAGGTTGATGTAGTAAATTCTCTGAACAATGAGACTGGCAACGGAGGTCTTTATAGAGAGGGTCAGAAGACTGAGCAGGGTAATATACCTAATGAC